GTAGCACTTGATGTTACATTTAAGTTAGCAGTTGTTAAGTTATTAGTTGCTGTAATATTATTTGCGGCTAAATCACCGCTTATTGTGACATTGCCGATGTCTGTAAGGTCTGTTGGCAAATCTACATAAAGAGTTTGTGTAGAATCAGTGATTGTTGCGGAGCCGCCGGGAGAACCATTGCCGGCTGCATCTCTAGTAACTTGTAGAGTTGATGAACTTACTTGGACACAAGAAATGTTTGCGCCAAGCACAACGTTACCTACGGGTGAACCGTTAACTAAATATATTCCTGGACCTGCAGTTCTGTTAACACTAACAACTGCTTGGTCTCCCAAACCTGCAAATACTTCGGTGAAATTTAACTGTACTTTTTCAAACGCCGAACGAATAGGATCTGCATCAGGATCGTCAGGAAATGCTCCAAAATCAATATTTCTCTGTGCCATATGAATTAATTCCTAATATTAGTATTTATCGTTTTAATATGATACGCAGGCCTTGCAAAAAAATGCCCGGGCTAAGCCGGGCACACATCCTGCACGAATGTTATCTTTATTTTGATAGACTATCTAATCTATTTAAAATTGTTGCAAAACCACTAGATGAAACTACAGTGCCTTCTTTTACTAAATCAGCACCATTGTAACCCATACGATCTTCTTGACCTGCAATTACTGGAGTAGTTGTTTGACCAGTTGATTTTTGCTTGTTAAGACCACCAGAAATAACTTTAGTCATAAAATCGATGTCTTGTTCAAATGATGTTTCAGTGCCTTTTTTGCCTGCATCGTTTGCCCACTCATCAAGTTTTTCTTCGATATCATCTAAATCGTTAATATCAACATCTTCATCGTCTTCTGCTACTTTGAATTCCATTTGGTCTTCAGTTTGAGTTTCAACGAGTTCTTCTTCGTGACCTTGATTCTCATCTGAAGGAGCATCTTCTGCACCTTCTTCAATGTCAACACTTTCTGCTGTTAAAAGATTAGGATCATCTTTTTGTGATAGAGGCTGTTCAGGTTCTTCACTTGATTCATCTCCGACTTCAGAAAGTAAAGCCATCATTTCTTTTAAATGATCGTCTTCGTCTCTTTTTCCCCATTTACCGTAAGAATCGTCCCTGCGATCTTTTTCAGATTGCTCTTTGTCGGACTCTTTACCATCACGCATACCCAATGACTCATCTTCTTTGTCATCGTAGCCTTGATCTTTTTCTTTAACAAGTTGCTGTGTATCAGATTGTTGAGTAGCAAGTGCCATATTAGCATCTGCATTACCCTTTTCATCATTCATAGAGTTTGCGGAACCGTTGTCAGGTGGATTTTGTGCACCTTCGTCAGTTTTTTCACAACCGCATCCTTCCATTGTCATACCACACTCACCACACATTTCTTCATCGTGGTCGTGTTCGTCTTCTGGACCTTCGTCTTTAAAGTCTGCTTCGACTTCTTCACCACCGTCCATCATGCCTAACATTCTTAACATGTCATCATGTGAATCTTTTGGTTCATCTAATGCATCAGGCGCGCCATAGAATGAAACTACACCCGCGTCATCTGCTGGTGCATCCATATCTAAACCATCGTCATCTCCATAGATACCTAAACCTACGTCTTTGACGAATTTAATTAATTTACCAGCATCATCGTCAGTAGCATTTACTGATACTGAATCTTTGCCGTGTTCGTTACCTGTTGATACAGAAATATTAATACCTTCATCAACGGCTACTGCTTCTTTACCTTCATTGATTAAAGAGTTAAGTTGATTTTCAAAATTTTCAAAAGTCCACTCGTTTTCTTCTAATGAAGATGTGTCTTTGAATTTCTTACCATCTAGTTCAAACTCTCCACCTTTAGGAGTAGCGGCTAATTTAGCGGTGAAAGCATTGCCTTCTTCCATATCGTCTTCATCAATGCCCTTACGTGCAACTGTTTCTGCACCCCAGTTATACTTGTCGAATTCACCGTCGTCATCGGCGCCAACGTTACCGTCTGGAGAAGATTCTGCTTCGCCCATAGCACCATAAGATGCCATAGTGTCAACAACTTCTGCTTCAGGTTCTTCTCTTACTTGACCAACGATTGGTTCCTGAGCAACGCCCATGCACTCGTCAAGACCTTCTTTGTAGCCTTCATGGTATGCACGTGCTTCGTCTGTACCTACTTCGTGTGGACACGCATAAGAACCTTTGCATAAACCATGAGCATGACCCATATGTTTTGCGGCCTTAATAATGTGTGCGGCACCTTCGTTTAATGTTTTTTTGCATTTCTTAATCATATCTTTTAGTTCTTTTTTATCACAGTTAGGGTGTAATTTTAAAATTTCTTTTTCTTTCATTTTGTCTTTACACATTTTCTTAATGCGAGACATTGCTGGAAGTTTTGTTTGCTTCCATTCATCGTATTCGATTTCTTTTGTGACTTTCTTGCCTGCTTTTTCTGCTTTTTTGTCGTCTTTACCTTTGTGACCCATGTCGTATTCTAAGTCTTTGGTCACTTTCTTGCCGGCTTTTTCTGCTTTATCGTCACGTTTTGCATCCTTGCCTTCAAATGTAAGAGGAGATGCTTGACCTCTATCAGTAGGTGGCATTTCACCTTCTTTCATTTTACCTAATGTTTTAGCAAGGTTTGCTTGTTTTTCTGTTTTGCTAGGGAAGTCATCTTTATGTGACAACACATAACTAGCGAATTCTTTAGTAGACATACCATGTCTTTTTGCTTTTGCAGAGAATGCACCTGGGTCTTTGATAGCGCCTTTGATCCAATCTTCTGCTTCTTGTAATTCTGCATCACCGATAGTAAGTTCACCTTTATCAATTGCTTGCTTTAATTGATTAGCAACTGCTGGGTTGTGTGCAGTACCAATTGCTTTGTCGCCTGATTTAATAGTTTGAGCACCAGACTTAACGGGCTCCATAGTAACTTCAGATTCCATCAATTGATTGAAAATATCTGATAACTGACGTACTGGCTTAGGTGCTTCAGTAGCAACTTCAGGTTGTGCAGACTCAGTTAGTAGTGTACGAGGTTCTTCAGTTTCACGTGGTAAGACAGCAGATTCTTTCATGCCGTCAAATTTCGTTAATATATCTTTAAAATCCATAATTCTATCCTTTATAGTCCTGCACCAGTCGCCGGCTTAGGAGGCCTTGTAATATTTGTCATTGGACTCTTATTACCTTTGATAGCATCGTCAGTCCAAGGCTTCCAAGGGTCAAAAGAGTCTTTGTTGTTCTTTTGATCATCTGGTATACCAACTTTACCAACATTCTTTTCTTCTGCATGTTTGTGGATGCTGTCTAAGTACTTATCACCGTACTCTTGGCTTGCTTCCTTTCCGTTGTCTTCCATTTCTTCATGGTCTAGAACAGGTGTATGAGACATTTGATTTTCATATTGATGCAATTCACCATCAATGCTTTCATCAAACGCAGTATTAACTAGTCTAACATAATTAACATTGTGACCTAATAATTGTGCTATTTGTTGCACCATTGGTTCGTTACAAGGATATGCGAATTTACATTTAAAAATATGAACGGGTTCGTTTTGTAAGTTGGGAAATCCATATGGACTTTTTTGAACAGGGGTAGTTGTTGGCCCCTTAATTTCAACAGGCTCAAATTTATTCAGGTTATACTTGAATAACTCTAAGAATTTACTATCAACATCACCGGCTACTTTAACTGTATAGTCATAAGTATGGATGCTTTCAGCAATGTATGTTTTCAAACTTTTCATATATGAATCCCTTATAATATATTTATCATTCTTCTGTATTTTTCTCAGATAAGATTCGCAGTAATTCATTACGATCCAATGCTTTACCACTCTCCCCCAGAGGAATGTTTTCGATTTTTTCTTGCTCTTTCGCAATCCGTTGATCTAACTGTGCTTTTTTCAATTGCAGTTCAATCATTTTTAATTTTTTATTAACTTTAGCAGTTTTAGCCGTGATTGCATGATTTAACATCGTACTAGCAACACTAAAGATATCTCCACTGAAACGAGAATCTACTTGCATACCCAAGTCCATAAGGTCTTGAAAACTTGTTTCTGCTTTTGATGCTAAACCATCTAATTCTAAATCAGATGCTTCTAAGCCTCTTACAGAAGGTAATGCATTTTCAATTTTTTCTAAGTTAGATAATGCATCTCCTGTAACTTCTGCCGCGACTCCGGGTACAGGCTCATGCAACTCATTTTCTTCTTGTGATGCAATATCAAATAATTCTTCAAGTTTCTTTGTCATATATCTATTTAGTTACTTTCCTCTTCCATTGTAGAAAAGGTCATCTTCTGTAACTACTCTAAAAGTTAATCCTTGTGCTTTACAATATGCCTGAGCAGATTGCCACTTAGCATGATTAATAGCAACCGTTGCCGCAGTCCTAGCATTAACAACTTTGCTTTCTATAATACTTTCTTTTTTTGGTTTTATTTCTATGATCTCTGCCTTTACTCTACCAAACTTATCTTGGTATTGTAAAAAGAAATCAGGAACATAATTTCTTCTTTTACCGGTAAGAGGATGTCGATAAGGAATAACTAATGCTTCACTAGCCCACTTTAAAACTTTGTCGTTGTTATCGCAAAACATCATAAAGGTAAGTTCCCAGCCTGAACGATATTTAGGCTTATGTTTACCGATATACTTGTCTGGGTTTTTAGGAGTGAATATGCCTTGTGCGTATTTTTTTCTCGCCATGATTAGGCCTATAAGATAACATTTTTTTGAACTGATTGATTAGGAGCCGGTGTAGTAGCCACTCCATATAGTGCAGTTTTAGTTCTTAATAGATTTAAATAAAAGGCCATTTCTGCATTTAGTTGCAGTTTAGTAGAATTTCTACCTCTCATATAATCTACAAATACCATAATATCAGTATCAGTTTCTTGTGCAAGTCTAAACAATACTGTAGCAAATTGTGCCGCTGTCTTTTTGGCAGATTCAGATTGTCTGTTTTCTACTGCGGCTGCACCTAAAAACATAGAATAAACTACGTCCCATTTATCTGCCGGGACGTTTAATTCAACATTATAAAAATTGTCGAATATTTGTACTGTTTGATCTGCTTTTTGAATTTCTAATGCCATTAGTTTTGTGATCCTGCGGGTGGTTCTTCACCGCCAAATTCTGCGGCGCTTGAAAATCCCACCATTGTTGGTGATGAATTTGCTGTAGGTGATCCTGTTCCACCCTCGCCAAAAGGATCTTCTCCTGCAAGAATTTTTACAAGTGCGTCTTCAAGTAATTCTTGTAATTGTTTCTTTGCACTATTTACAATACTCTGTTCATTGTCTAAGATTTCTTTAATCTGTCCTATTTTGTTTATAAGATCAAGCGGATTATTAATATCACCGCCAATAATTTCAGGTATCTTATTGAATGCAAGGTCTAATGGATTTAGCGATCCTTCTAATAATGGACTGTCTTCTATGTCATAGTTTGCATCATTACCAAACCCTTCAACGATATCATCTAGTCCCACTTCTGGATCCATTGTACCGGTATTATAAGTTACAGTTTCGTATTCTAAGGTCATAGTATTTTGCATAGTACCGCCACCTTCACTGTATGCATAAGTGTCGTGGTCAAATTTAGTAATGATAGGATTGATCAATGTATATGCAATGTAATTTTGTGCCCAAAAACCAAAGATATTAATATTTTTAAAGAAAGGTACTTTAGATCCTCTGTTAGGATAAAGATCATTAGTTTCTAAATTATTAGAGCCTCCCCTATAACCATATTCCATATCACCAGTAATAGAAGGATCATAAATGTTTCTTCTATTAAATTCTTTAAATGCTGGTTGAGATTGAAAAGGTGCTACAGTAGGATTCCATGAATCAGCATAATAATATCTATAATATGCGTCCCAAAGTGCAGTCATTTGACTCATATTATCATCATGGAATGTAATAGTAATAGGATCGTATTTTATTTTTGTCTGTACAACTCTTTTCCTATTATACTGATTTAACTCTGTTGTGTCTATTTTAAATTTAGGTAATTGTACGTCTTTTACTAAAAGACCGTAATTTTTACCTGTTGGTGGTTGCCACGCTTCACCGTTAATGATGAAGTTAGTGTGGAACATAAATTTGACTTTGGGAGCATTAGCAAAACCACCGGGAGTAAAAACTTCTTCCGCATGTTGCCAATCACGCAAATATCTGCGTCCTTGAGCATCGTTCCAAAATCGATTTAATATTCCATCTATATCTATTGGCATAAGGATTCTCTTGTTATATTGTATTTATCACCAATAAAAAAGCCAGGAAAAACCTGGCTTTATTAAGTTTAAGTCTTTTACTCGTACTACTATTAGGTAGCAGTAGCAGTTTGTCCTGGGAAGGATTGTAGACCTGGCTGACCAATACCTGCTCCTGGTACACCACTTAAGTCACCAGAACCATTAGTCTGAATAGCATTATCATAACGTACAGTTAATGCTACAGTTACAGCATCAGATGTTCCATAGTTTAGAGTCTGATAGTTAGCCTGTTGTAAGAAACAACCTGATAAAGACCAGTTTTCTAATACAGTAGGAGTATTGATGCCATTTCCACCGTCTAAGATTTGAATCTCCATATCGAACTTGTAATCTCCACCAGCAGCCGCTGAAGATTGCTCATAAAAGTCTAATTGACGTTGTAATTGAGCACCAACTGCTTTTGAAATATTACCTGAAGCGTCATCTCTAAGATTGACGGCAAGTGTTTGCCAAGTATGCTTACCAGCAAGATAGACACGTGAGTTATACACGTTAAGTGTAATCTCATCGAACTGTACTTGAGGTCTTGCACAATCTACAACCTGTCTGGTACAAACGAGTGAAGAATCATCGTCAAAACCAAAATTAATAAAATTCACTCGGAATCTATATTGAAGTTTTGGCATCAACAAGTTTTGGTTAGCACCTCCTTCGGGTACGACTGAAAGTTTTGCTAATGTATCTGAGGCTGTTGCCATTGTTAATCTCCTGTTATATACTTTATTTATCTAAAATTTCAGAAAGTGGCCGAAGCCACTTTCGTCAATTTAATTTTATTGCTGTCCTGATAACTCACCAGTGTTAAAAATTCTAACAGGAATGTAAATAAATTCGACTGCTTTGACAGGCTCTACAGCGATGTCAACCCAGAGTTCGTTTCTATCGATTCTTGCTGGAGTGTTATTAGATTCATCACACACTACTGAGTAGTCGTATAGACCGCGTTTTGCAACTAGATCCTGGAACAAGCCTTCAATTACTGATCTAATTGACTTTCTTGTTTGTGGATCATTTGGTTCAAACACAAATGGTCTTGCGGCTAGAGTAAGTTGTCTGCGAATGTATGCCACTAAACGTGCTACGTTGATTCTATCTAATGCAGATGAAGAATCAAATGATGTTTTGTTACCATAGTTCAATAAACCGTTACCAGTAAAGAACACTAGTGGGTTAATGAAGTTAGAGTAAAGAACATCTCTGATGCCAACACGTGTTTTAATTGCGTTAAATTCACCTGTTTGTGCATCAACATAACCGATGTTTGCGGCGTTATCAATGATACCACGTCTTGTACCAGCTGGAGCTAACCAGGGGTAAGCAATCGCATCATTACGTAACATAGTTCTGACCATCATGTGTGAAGCAGGAACTGCAACTAAGTTACCTGATAGGTCATTAGTAATACCTGATGGGTAGAATAGACCCATATAAGTATTTCTTGTGACTAGTCCATCTTCACCAGTTGATGCCGCACCTGCTAAGTTAGTAGCCCATGCTTGAATTTCAGTAGCATCATCTTTTAGTCTTAATGGAGTGTCACCTACAATATAGCCTGTCTCACCTCTATCAGAGTTCAACGTAATCATGTTAGGCTGTAACTCAGGATAGTTAGGAGCGGCTTGTAAGTTGAAGAAGTTATCTTCGTCTCTAAGTGCTGTGTTAGTATCAATAGCAGCCTTCATTGCTTGAACAACCATTGCTCTTTGAGCCTTGCGACCCATATAAGGAGCACCGTTTGACTGTAAGCCTGAAGAAGTTACCCACGCATCCTTCTGATTAGGAAGATTGTCATTAGGGAATCTGTCGCTATTGAAATAGTTAACACGATACTGTTTTACGTTATATCCAGAACGTCTTGTGTTGAATAACAACATACCTACGGGATACAATCCATCTTCAGGAGCATCAACATCTAAGTAATCACTTGTTAATAACACGGGAATTGACGCCATTGGATCGTTTGCTGGGTTAGTTGTGCCATTTGTTGCCCAACGTGCATCAGCAAAAACAACACCAGAAGGATTGATTTGATCAGTGTTATCGATCTTAACCCATCTGTCAGTACCGTCGACTTGTTGCCATCTCCAAATAACTGGATAATTTTCTAAGTCTGTTGTATCAATCCAAAGATCACCCCAAACTAATGTAGTACCATCTGACTGCTGACTTGGTTCAGTAGCACTGATAATAGGACCAGCTGGGTCAGTGTTGTTGATGATAGTCGGAGAAGGTAGACCATTTTGATCATATCCTTGATTTCCGTATCCTCTC